AGGATTACCAATGTTAGTTCAGATTAAAGCTGGATTACAAAAAGGTATGAAACCACATGAAGTACTTAAAAACATTAAGGATAATTTACCTGATGAATCTAAACCAAAAGTATTGATTCATCATAAAGAGGGAGCTAAAGGTAAGAAAAGAGATGAATTTTCTTCTTTAGTAACCATGACGTTTGAAGATTTTTTTAACCTTATTAATTTAGCATACAATGATACTAAGACCAAGTAAAGAAGAGATAGAAGAGTACAGAAATTCTCCTGCCATTAATCAATCTAAGTTAAAACTTTTACTTGTAAGTGTAGATACATTTAAAGAAGTAAAAGAACCAGAAATGTTCTTTGAAGAAAAAGAGCATTTTGTAATAGGTAAAGGAGTAGATGATTTTATTACTATGGGTCAAGAATATTTTGACCAGGAGTATTATCTTAGTAATAATTCTAAACCAAGTGCTACTATAATGTCTATTGTACAACAAGTATTCCAATCTCGCACTAATGATGATTGGTTTGCACAAGATTTATTAAGTGCAATAGATGCTCATGCTTATCAACCAAATTGGAAACTTGATACTAAAATTAAAAAAGTTTCTGAAGAAGGTGAGCAATATTGGTTAGAATTAGTACAAAGTGAAGGTAAAAATGTACTTAGTATAGAACAGTTTGCTAAAATACAATCTATTGTAACTCAATTATTTGAACATGCTCACACTAAGGTTATATTTGAACAAGAAAATAATGTAGATGTTTATTATCAATTACCTATTTATTTTGAGGAAGAAGAATTACAATGTAAAGCTCTTTTAGATATGGTTGTAGTTGACCATAATTCAAAAGAAATTACTCCTTATGACATTAAAACATTAGGTGATTATACTAAATTCTTTGATTATCAATGTAAGAAGAGAAGATATGATATTCAAGCAGCATTCTATTTTGAAGCTATATCTGATTGGAGAGATATGAATTTTTCTGATTATGAACTTAATCCTTTCTCATTTATAGTTGCATCTACTACTAAACAATGTCCACCATTAGAGTTTGTAACAACTCCTGAATTTTTAAATGTTGGTAAATTTGGTTATGAAGCTGTATCTTTATTTAATGTTGGTGTAGAAGAACTTGAAACTGGTACTATCATTAAAGGTTTTTCTCAATTATTAAGTGAGTATAAATGGTATGAAGAAAATGGATGGGATGTAGATAAAGAAATTTATGATGCAGCTGGTGTATTTTATATTGGTTCAGATTATAAAAAACATTAAAATGGATAGGATTAAAGTTCAAATTGGTACAGTACAAATGAACAAAACTTCAAGATTTGTAAAACCTTGTTTAAGATTATATGGAGAAGACTTCATAAAAAAATTAAACAGTATTTACAAGTTGGCTTATGGTGTAGGAGATATGTTCATTAATAAAGAATATAGTCAACATATTTTTATATTAATTGATACTAAAAAATGTATAAATCATTGGATTACAAGTCTTGATTGGGTTAGACAACAAGAATATTATGAAGATGATTATGCATTTGATGATTTAGTGACAGGTAGATTACACATGCTTGTTATTAAATTACCTGATGAAATTGATTTAGAATCATTTTGGAAGGGTAAGTATTCTAAGATGTATAAAGATGAAAAGCTAATTGATTTATTAGATGATGAAACAAAAGCAATAGTTATTAAAGATGCTAATTATAAAGTAAAATTCATAGAAAAACTTAGAAAACAATTTACTTCTAATATTCAAATATCTCAACTTAATCCTGAAGCAGAATTAGAAATTCCACCAACTGTTGACGAAGAACAAATATTTTAATTACAAAGGGTTGTAGCAATACAACCCTTATTTTAAAAACTAAAAGTATGATGAAACTTGTAAGAATTAAAGGTAAAGATGAATATATTTTGTTTGGACCAGACATAGACATTGTAGATAATATGATTGGTGGAGAATGTTTAGCTGTAACAGATAAATCATTATTACCAATTGACATTAATGTAGGTCAATTAGACAAATCAAAGATTAGTATTTTTATCCAGGAAGATACAGATAATAATATTTGGGATGTAGAAGTTGACCATGACTTAAATGTTTACCACAAAGACCAATTAATATAATTAATTAACAAAATCAGAAGAATATGAAAAACAGAATGTTAGTACTGATAATCTCAATAGTAGTATTGAGTAGCTGCTCACAAAAAGAATACATAGATGAGCCTGCACAAATAATAACTTGGAATGGTTCAGATACACTTAAAGTGTTTATGAATAATTCTGATGACCCAAATCCACAAATACACAATCACAAGTTTAACAACATTACATTTAAACACCCTAAATTTAATTCTAAAGTAGAGGAAGAATATGTAATGAGATTTTATAAAACTGCACAACAAGAACATAAACAATTTGGTATTCCAGCATCTATAAAATTAGCACAAGGTTTATTAGAATCAGCATCAGGTACATCTACTTTATCTAAAAAAACTAATAATCATTTTGGTATTAAGTGGACATCTAATCATAAAGGTGGTTATGTAGTTGCTAAAGATGATAAACCTAATGATAGATTTAGAAAGTATAAATCTGCATGGTTTTCATATCGTGACCATTCTAAGTTTTTAATGATGGATAGGTATAAACCATGTAGAGATTGTGGTAAAGATTATGAATGTTGGGCAAGACAATTAAAGAAATGTGGATATGCAACAGCACCACATTATGCAGAATCACTTATAGCTATTATTGACAGAAATAAACTTTATAAGTATGACAATGAAGGTAAAATGCATCAATGATGATTTTTCTAAAGTAAAAGATGAACTTATTAGGGAATCAAATAGACTCCCTTTAAGTTTTCCTGTTAAAGGAGAATTATATACTATAAGAGAAACATTTGACAATGATGGACTTGTTACATCTTATCTTTTAAATGAACTTTATAATCCTGTTTTTTACATACCAGTAATAAGACAAAGAAGAGAATTAAGTTTTGCAGAATGGAGATTTGAACAAGTACATACAGATGTCACAGTAGAAACAGAAATTGAATCACTTCAAACAATTTAAAATGAAAGCAATGAGAGAACATTGTATAATAGAGCTTGAAAAAGCTAAAGTACAAATAGTACTATGTAAAGAAGTTCTTAATTACACAGATATTCCTAAAGAACTTCAAGATAAGATGACTAGATTATTTAAAAGTTGTTTAGAAAGTCAAGAATATTTTCTTGCTAAACTTGCAGAATTAGATAAATGACAATATTTGAACCACAAAATAGAGTAGAGGTGCTTACACCTAAAGGTAAAGGGTTTATATGGTTAGTAACAGAATATGGTACTGAAACATCTAAACTCTTTACTGTTATTCAGGATACTGGTGAAATATGGGAATGGCAAAATAAGGATATAAAAGTATTAAATAACATTTCATTTAATAGAACATGACAATTGGAGAAACATTAAAGAAGCTGATAACAGCAGAGCATTATGCAGAAGTAAGAATAACTGTTCCTGATAATTTTATTTCTTTTATTAAAGAAATGCTTCCAGATGACTATGGATACATTGAAGCAAAAGAAGAATCTTATCAAGAAGTATTAACTATACTTAAAAACACAATGAATGATAACTCAAACAGTTAGAAAAGCATTAGATATAAAACCATCTGGAAGGAGTAGTGATTTCATTACTCCTTCTTTCATTCATGGGTGTTTATATAAATGTGGTTATTGTTATATGAGGAGAAATAAACCTGAAGGTATATCAATAGCTACAAATACTGATGAAATATTACAGACTGTATATAATCATGCTCAAAGATTAGGTGTTAAAATACCTAATCAAACTCATGAAAATCTATGGACTTATGATATTTCTTGTAATGAAGATTTTGCACTACATGCTAAGTACCACGAATGGGAAAAAATATTTGATTTCTTTACTCAATCTGATTTACCTATAATGGGTACATTTGCAACTAAATATGTAAATGATAAGTTGTTAGATTACAATCCTGATAAAAAGATTAGGATTAGATTCTCACTAATGCCACAAAATTTATCTGATATATTAGAACCAAACACTTCATTAATTTCAGAAAGAATAGATGCTATAAATGATTTCTACTATGCAGGTTATGATGTTCATATTAATTTTAGTCCTATTATAATTATTCCTGGAGCTAAATCTTTATATGAAGATTTGTTCAAAAAGATTGATTACTATGTGGATGATAAAATTAAAAATGATATACTTGCAGAATGTATTATGCTAACTCATAATAAAGGTATGCATGAGTATAATTTAGAACATAATCCTGAAGTAGAAGAATTGCTATGGAATCCTAAAGTACAAGAAAATAAAATATCATCTTATGGTTCTAAAAACATTAGGTATAAATGGCAGTTAAAGAATAGGTATATATCTGATTTTGTAAAACTACATGATGAGATAATACCTTGGAATAAAATTCGTTACATTTTTTAAATAGAATAATATGAAAAACATACACATATTACCAACAGATAAACCAAGTAAACTTCAAAAAACTAAACATGATAATTTTTTCTTATCTTTTAGAGTTGATTTGTTTACTGATTGCACATCTCAACACATATACGTCACTTCTGATGATAAGATTAAAGAAGGGGATTTCTTTTATGTTAAAACACCAAATATACATGGAGGAAATATAGTTACAAAATGTTTAAACCTTGGAAAAGGTTGTTGGTCAGAACACATTTTAACGGATACAATAGATGAGAAAGGTTATCACCCATCACATTGTAAAAAAATCATCCTAACAACAGACCAAGACCTTATCAAAGATGGTGTTCAAGCTATTGATGATACATTTCTTAAATGGTTTGTGAATAATCCAAGTTGTGAGGAGGTTGAGGTTGAAAAAGAAGATTACTCTCAAAAATGTAGAGAATGTGGAGAAACTGTAAAAAGAGGATATATTTGCAATAGAGGTTGTTTTATGAAGTCGGGTAATTTTATTCCTACTGATAAAAATATTAAATACAAAATCATCATTCCAAAAGAAGAACTTAAGCCAATACATCAACAAATAATTGACATTGTTGGTGGCGAAGATAGGTTTAAAGAAATCGCTGGTCTAAAACCTAAACCTGAAACAATTGAAGAAGCTGCTGAAAGAATGTATACTGATGAAGATATAGATAAGCAAATATCAGATTTTAAATATGATTTAAAAGAGTCAACTAGCACATTTGTTAAACAGAATTGTGAAGGTGCTATATTTGGTTTAAATAGATTAAAACAATTTAAAAAAGATAAGTTATGAAACAGACAGCAGTAGAATGGTTATTATCTCAAAAAATGGCATTAACATCAGAAGAGTTTGATGATATTATTGAACAAGCCCTCGAAATGGAAAAGCATCAGATGTTACATTTTTGGAAAGGTGGTTTATTTGCAAATGAATCAGGCGGTAAAAACTTTGAAACGTATTACAATGAAACCTATAAAAAAGATAAGCCATGACACCAAAAGAAAAAGCAATAGAATTAATTGATAAATATGATTCAACTTTAACTTATTTAGAATCTAAAAGTAAAGCCAAACAATGTGCCTTGATAGCAGTTGAAGAAATATTGCATTGTGAAGCCACAGAACCATCTGATACTGATTGGGATGATTGCGGTGCAACTGCTCAATATTACTGGCCGCAAAAGAAAGTTGATGCAGGTAAATTTTGGGGCGATGTCAAGTCGGAGTTGCAGTCTTTGTAAGTTTGCGTATAACGTGATGCAGATACACACTGTTAGCGTTCATGGGATAATTCAAAAACGCATTTTTAACAGTCCTGTGGCGGAATTGGTGTCAATCAGAGTTGGATGTGGGTTTTCGCACGCATTACGGCTGATACAGGTTCGAATCCTGTCAGGACTATTTTTTTAATTTTTAAAAACAAACTAATATGAGTAATAAAATTTTTGCACTTTTTGCACTCTTAATGGGTATAGTGTATTTTTGTCTATTTGCCTACGATATAGAATATGACCGAGATTTAATGACTTGGTTTTGGTTATTATTTTCTCAAATTTGGTTTATGGTTAGTTTTCGTTTTTGGATTTTACATGATAACACAAATTAATATGATACAAGCAGTAGTAGGCGAAGAAGGTAAAGAACCTAATTATGATAATGATTTAAAGTTACATAATAGATTATTAGAGTCAGGTCATTTTTCTCCATTTGAACATTGTGCTAAAGTTATGACTGATGAAGAGTATGAAAGTTTTATAAAAGGTGAAATTGATTTTTGTTTTGATATACCTAAACATACTATGGGATGATGTAACAATTTTAAAGGATTTATTCAATACAGATATTTGATAGATAGAAATTAATTTCTATATTTGGCAATTCTTAAACTTTTTAAACCACTTTTCATGAAACATTCACTTCATTCCTCCTTTTACCCACACATTGACGCACAAGATTTTACTAAAGTTACTGCTAAACTTCGTGCATTTTTTCAGAGTAAAGGATTTTTAGAAGTTCACACTCAAAATAGACTTAGTATTTTAACAGCATGTGAAGACCCATTTAATATTGGTACATTTACTTATGCAGGTAAAATATGGCCTCTTCCTCAAACAGGTCAAATGTGGTTAGAACATGAATTATTAACTCAACCTGATGTTCCTGGTTTCTTTTGTCTAAGTACATCTTACAGAAATGAAAAGAATCCTATTGATGGAAGACATTGCATGATATTCCCAATGTTTGAGTTTGAATTTGCAGGTGATATGAATGCACTAATGGAATTAGAAATTGAACTCATTACTTATTTAGGATTTAAAGAGTATGCAGTAAGAGAGTATGAAGAACTTTGTGATGAAGAAGGCATTAGTATTATTGACAATGAAATGGAAAACAAACTTTGGCAAGATGTATCTGATGCAGTATTTTTAAGACATTTTCCAGAAAGAACTAATCCATTCTGGAATATGAAAAGAGCTGAAGATAACACTTCTAAAAAGATTGATGTTATTCTTTGTGGTCAAGAAACTATTGGTTCAGCAGAAAGAAGTTGTGATGTAGAACAAATGAGAAAAACATTTTATTCTATTGAAAATGGTAAATATGCTGAAAAACTATTTGATTTATTTAGTCACAACAGAGTAATGGATGAATTAAATGAATTTTTATCTTATAACTTTATCCCAAGAGTAGGTGCTGGTATTGGTATTACAAGACTAATAAGAGCAATGAAAATTATTGGTAGCATATAAGTTTTTGTGTTTTCAGGTCAATTAAAAAGTTCTTGTCCCCTATGTAACTCATGCAAGTCTCCATGTTACATAGGGATTTTTATTTTTACTAACTAAATAACATAAGATGGATATAATTGATGCTTTAAGTAAAATTAAAAAACTTGAAAGAGAAATTGAAGAACTAAAGAAAGAACTTAATAAATCTAAATATGAAGTTAAAATACATAAACAAATAGAAGAAAGATATTTAGATGAATGTGATAGGTTATCTTGTTTA